CTGCCAGCACATCTCTTGCAGAATTTTCAAGTGTCATAATTTACTCTCCACTTTTTTACTTTTGTATTGCTTTTTGACTATCTCAATACAGTTGTCAATAACAGAATCTCTTAAGCGTTTTCGCCAAAAAGAATCAACGGGAATCCCACCGACACTATCAATGGAAAGCTCAGAGCCTACAGGCAAACCCTTAAAGCTCTGATTTAATTTAATTCTCATAATTCTACCTCATCCAAGTCGACGCTAGCTGTTAATGCGTCCTCTTGTGTTCCGAAATCTAAGAGCATAGAGACATCAATATCTCTAAATGCTACGTCATCATCATAACCTATTGAGTCCTCAAAGGTAAGAACTGCCACACTCTCAAAGTTGAACCCATGCACATAGTATGCGCCATTATACCCTTGAAACCCATGGCTTACAAAAGTAGTTATGTACTCCTGCTCACCGGTCAACCCGCTATCAAATTTCTTGCCTATTAATGATTTGAATAATATGGGCGCTATATCTTCCATTTGGTCGCGCTGAACACGTCCGGTTATATCGTCAACAGCAGGAGCAATAACGTAAACGCTGAACGGCTGCACTAAATCTTGCTTAAGATATGATGTTCTTGTTAGTGTGTCCGTTGCATCCGTTCTAACGTGTCTATTTTTTGATGCGGTCACATCATCAATAACAACGAAAGCCCATAGGTCGTTAATTTCTTGTGCTGTATAAGCTTCTAGCGCCCTTTCAATAGTTACCGCTCCACTTACCCTATAATCAGTACGCGCAATAATACTACCGCCTGCAGGGGAATATAAAGCCTTGGGTAATGTGTAAGTAAATACTGTGGGGCTAACAATAGATGCCACTGACTGTAACCCCGAATAACCAAACACGCCAGCACCATCAATAACTATAGGCGTACCTGTGGCAGTCGTTGCGCCAGCATCGGCTTTTGTAAATGTGAAGTTTCTACGGTTAAGCACTCGCGTTAATACGAATGTCCCGTTAAATTCTGATTCGGTGGCACCCGATATAGTAACCGTTTTACCGCGTGTAATATCGTTATCGCTCAACGTAAGGTCGTGATCCGCACTAGTAACAACGCTGCAAACTTTGCCGGATCGAGTTATTGACGCTATGGCAATATCAGCAGTAGCGCCAATTATATTAACGAATGAACCAGAAGTAAGACCATGATTAGTCGTAGTGGTTACTGTAGCAGCTAACCCAGAGCTGGCAATACTAGAAACGGTATAGTCAGTAGTGAATAAGTCCGTAAGCTGTGGAAGCCTGTTAATAAGCTGTGTAATGACTGCGCTAGCTTTCATCTAAATTCTCGCTGTAATGCGGCCATTATATCACCGCGCATATCTTTATACTTTGCCTTAATTGTGTTCTTTAAGCTCGGCCTAGCAGCCATTCTAGGTGTGCCGTTTTCTAGAAAGCCAGCATATTCGGCGCCAGCCCCAAATTCTAGCTTATCATGCCCTATTTGAAACCCAACCGAACGCCTATAATTACCACTTCTGTTTGCTACCGTCTCGCCAGCAGCCGAGGCTATATGCTTTCGCCTTCTACCGCCTGCAGTCCTGTATGTGTACGTTCTACCACTCTTAGGCTTCTTTAGTATGTCCCGCTTAAGTGTGCTTTCTAAATCCTTACCTATCCTATACATGCCTTGCCGTAAAGCACGTCTAGTTTTAATCTGTATTTCTTTTAGTTTGAAGTCGCCTACTATGCGGCTATCAATGCTCATGCTTTGGATGCTTCTTTAGTGCCTTTTTCTTGGCATCTCAATACAAGCACCTTATTGCATTCTGCGCAGTTTTCCACATCGAGAATATCAAATCGTCGATAGTCATAAACTATCCAATCCTCTGCCGTGATGCAATCTTTATATTTTATTGTAAATATATGAGTTATCGGCTGGTCTGTACCCGCGCCATCAAATAAAACACTACCGCGAGGAGTTGAAATAAGCGCATCAACGGCGTATTTCTCTTTAAATGAAAGCCCCATATCGACATTAGACACGGCAAGCGGCTGTATAGCCCTAGTCTGTATACTAATAGGTTTGCCGCACTTTCTTAGCCGTCTGTCGATGAAGCTCATATTCTCAATGATCTATTCTTTGGTCGTAATAGTTCGTTAAATCTGTGCATTTTAGGGTTTGGCTGGTAAGTATCTAGTGATCCGGTCATATACTCGATCTTGCCACCTGCACAATCATCTTCCATTAATGACGCTCTTTCACGATAAACTGTAGGGTCAAACCCTTCGCTAATACCAAGCGCTACCGACATTTGAAACTGCTTTAACGCTGTGGGAATTTCATTACTTTCAACATAACAGCAAGGGCGAAGGATAACATTTACACGAGGCCACTCTAAGACTTGATCGCATAGTAATTTATCGCCTTTATATAATTGGGATTCTATCCAGTCCATAGCCTTAATCAGCACTATTTCTTTATCTAGCGTAATAGAGTTGCCACGTAGCTCTGCGTAGGCTTCTAGCTCTGCTACAGTCACATAGGAATTAGCGCCTGAAACTACTGTGCCATCTTCTACCGTTATAGTCATGGATTAGCCTATTTGGATTTTTTGCTTTTCTTTGGTTCTGTCTTTTGCTTAGGCTCTGACCATAGCTTTTCATTCTTAGCATCTTCTTTGTTGACTACAACACAAACGCCGTCACGGTCAACTTTTACTGTTTCGCATTTCATATAATAACTCCAAAAAAAGCCCCCGAAGGGGCTAAATACCTATCCCAAAAGTAAAGCTGTATGCTCTGCCTTCATTACTTCAAATCCCCAAGCTGCAGAAATTTCATAATGAACTTGACGGTATTCTTTATACAAGCGAACTTCAAAAGTCATTCCACTGCGTGGATCGGTAATCATGGTAGAGTCTACTGCATCATCACCCTCGCTAGGTACAGCAGGTGCGCGTGTAGCAAGTACGATAGCTGAACGGTTAAACACCATGTTACGTGCCGCCGCTGCAACTACTGTAATTGCTGTAGTTGATGCCGCGATTGCGACTCGTAAACCTGGAGCCGCTAGTGTAATGGTACCACCACCTGACACATCAGCATCGCCTGACTCAACAACATATTTGTTAGTATCACCAGCTAGCGTAATAACATCACCAGCTAAGATAGCACCAGTACCAGCAGAGGCCAAAGTAATTACTGTATCACCTACAGAGTAGCCAGCATTATCAGTAGTAGCACTCGCGCCAGTACCAGCAGCAGGGGTTAGAATCTGCGCTGATTCGCGAATATCCATACCATGCATAGGCAATAAAATACCTTGGCGCTGAATAACATCACTACCAGCGATATTAACTTGTGCTTGCTTACCTAAGAATGATGCACCAGCAGCGGTATTAATTACCATTTGGTTATCAGATAAAGGTGCGCCGTTATCTTTTAGAATCTTCAATGCATTAGAAGCGTCTGAAAAGTCACCAGCAGTAGCAAAAGGAGTAGTTCCCGCTGTACCAAAAGCGCGTGAAGTAGAAACATATAAACCAGCTAAATCGGCCTCCATTTCATTTGTGAGTGTACGCATTGCTTGTGCAAACTGATCTTGAAGGATGCGGCTATAACCTGCACCACTATTAACACCGCGTTGCTCTTCACCATTCCAGCGAACAGGTACAGCGCGAGCTTTAGAGATAGTAATAGTTTTATTGGCAATATTCTGATCGCCAGTGTTGGGCGCTTGCTGTGCTGGTGTAATATCAGCGGCAGTAGAGGCAGGAGTAACGAAGCTACGGACGGTTTGACCGACAGCGGCACGTTCAACGCCAGAATCTAGCGTTACAGCAGGAATCAAGCCTGTTAGCTCACGGGATACCGTGTCTAGAGCTTCGTATAAATCAGGTGTTAAGTTTGTTAATGTGTTAGCCATGAGGCATCTCCGAGTTAGTCTGTGGTTTTACCGCCCGACTTAATAAATGCCATCTTTTTATCAGGTGACAATCTATCAAAGTCAGTTCGATTCATTTCTTTGGCAGCACTACCGCCTTCTTTTGAACCGACAGCACTGCCACCAGTTGCTTTATTCCCGCGAAGCAACGAAGCGTATCGCGGGTCATTATGAAACTCTCTTTTAAGGTCATCAATACTAGCAATAGTTAAATCACCGCTACTGTCAACAACCTTTAAGCCGTCATCAGTGTACTTCAATCGACGACCTATAAATTCGCTTAGTAATTCAGCGTTATGGCCTTCTGCTAATTCTCCAGCTAACCTAAGTGCTGCACTGGATTTCTTCTCGTTAGCTATACCGCTTTGCAAGGCCTCTAGCTTAGATTCTAAATCCTGCCGCGCTTGTTCAGACGATTTATGCAATTGCTCATAATCACCCGCTTTAGCTGCTTTTTCCCTAGCTTCTTTGTCTGCTAGCTCTTGCGCCTCTCGTGCTGCGCTTTTAGCCTTTTTAGTCTCGGCTAGTAATTCACCCAGCTTTGACTTCATCGACTCGTTTTCTTTCATTAGCGCATCAACATCCACTTCTGGCGCCACACTCTCTTTTGCAATTTCTTCGCTCATTTTATCATCCTAAGCCACTGGCTTTATCCACAAGATTAATGACAATTATGGTCACATTATGACTATAATAGTTAGATTATACAACTAAACGTCACTTAGTCCAAATTCGCACGCTCAAACGCCATAGGGTTTAATGCCTGTAACTCTTTAAGGGTGTATTCTGCGCCTAGATCATCCCTAAACTTATCTATCGGTAGCTTGCCAAGGCGAAATAGTCGAGCCTTCTTGTCACCATCAGGAAACTTACTAAAATATTCATCTTGGAAAGATTTTGGCTGTTTTCTTAACCACACCCCATAGCTTTCATCGGGTCTAGCTTCCTTCGACCGCTTATCTGATTCAACGCCAGATATTAGCGACGGAATGATTGTTGACCTACACCCCCAATGCGCCGGAGGAACGGGCGAACTCCCTACAGGGTAAACTTTGCCATCCCTGCCTGAGCAGATAAGTGTAGTGTGTGAGTCAAGAACGGAAATCCACTCAACACCCTCTATAAAGTCTTTATTTTCCAAGAATGAAGTCTCTCTAGACGATCCCGATATAGAATTGGCGATTGTCTTAGTAAGTGACTGAGCCTTAGCAGGCTGCCTATGGGTTAGTAGGTCGGACACATTATCAGAAACAGATTGTGAAGCAACAACGGAATCAGAGACTACCAAATCAATAGCTTGCTTGTTCTTAGTTAGGAATTCATCAATAGCATTGGGAATAGTGATTTTATTAATACCACTTACAGACATTCCTTTAGAATAAGCATTATCTAAGACTTTCTTGTTAGTGGGCTTTAGAACCCTAGCGCCAACAGTAGCGGCAATCAGCATATTGTTATTGAATTTATTCTCAGAGGCGGAAAGCTCGGACGCATCAGCGTTGATCTTATCCGCAAACTCTTCATTGAATTCTATAACTCTTTTATCAATAGCGTCAGTGTTGCCACCCTCTATCGCTGCGCCATTCTTAGCTATAATCCCTACTAAGTCATCACGCAAGTCAAAGACGGCCTCTTTAGCCTCTCTCGCACGACCTGCCGCATATCGTTGTATGAATACGGCATGTCTTACTGATACATCTAAAAGGTAGCTCATATAAGCGGATTAACGTTTGTCGCCTCTAATTCTATTTCTTCATCGGTACGCGTAATGTCTGCAGCCTTGCGTAGCATATCCCTAAAATCGGTCATTCCGATAACGCCACGGTCTAACATTTGAATACTAGCAATAAGCTTTTGAGGGTCAATAGTTGAGTCATAAAACTGTCTGTTTAGTGTAAATTCTATCTCGCCATCACCACCCATGAACTCACCAGCCCATACAAACGCTTTCTTAATCGCGTCCTCAATGTTGCCTATAACAGCGGCTAGCTTAGAGTTTTGACCGCTAAAGCGTATCTTTGCAGCCTCGGCGGTTTCTGTGCCTGAGTTATCCGCGATGATTCTAGCGCCAATCTTGACCATTTGATCTTCTTTCTGGCGCATACCTTCCATCGGCATTGAGTTCGGGTCTGCCTGCATTAGTCCAGCACTACCATTTTCAGGCAAAGTTAGGAACGCACGAGAACCGAGACTAACGACACCATCGAAATTACTATCAACCCATGCCTGAGTTAGACCCGATACCCACGGCGTAGGCTGTCCCACCATGTAGCTAGACTCTTCATAATCAGCAGAGTTTCTATAGTGGGCAATGTTAGCCTCTGCAATATCCACTAATACAGGCTTATCTACGTCTTCATTGTTGTTCTCAGAACCTACGAAAGTAAAAGGAATATTATTCCAGCGTGAACCGTCCGATTTTGTTGGCTCAATAACAGATATTAGGTCTTCATCATCGTTATAGACTAGCTGAGAATAAACATTATCTTCTAGTTTCAGTACGCGGTAATAAGTGACATCTTCTGTTGAAAACCCATCATCGCTAGGCTTTTCTACTTGCTCACTCAATACAACGAGGCTTAATACGCTATCACCGTTAACCTTCTCGGTTCTCCAGTTAATAATATTCTCCGCTTTGTATCGTAAGATATTAGCATTAATACCATCGGTTTCAATCTTAGTAAGACCATCGGGAATGCTAGGATAATCTACAAGTATTCCCGATCTGCCAACTTCTAAAGTGTCGGATAGCATTTTACGTGTGAATTGGGTTAATGATAACGCGCCGCCATCAGTTGACTCTTCTAGATACGTTAAAGGCTCTTTAATCTCAATTACTGGCTCTTTTAAGAAAGCCATACCGATTAAACCCTCCTTAGTCTGACCTGTAAAATTAACATAACAGGCTCTTTGCAGGTAATCGTTATATCGCTGCTTATTCTCTGTAGACTGATCCAGAGAATTAGGCATAGGCAAGTATTTTGTCTGCTTTTTCTTAATCGCGGGTGCGCCTTTTACGCTATCACGTCCAAGCTCCCAAATAGGTAGGTTTTCTTGGTACGCTTCGTGCTGGTCTGAAACTGGCATAATTTATCTCGCAAACGTCACTTTTAAGTTTGTTACAGGTTTAATAATTGGGTAATTATACGCTATATAGTACGTTCCCGCATCGGTCATGTGGTCGTGGTCGTGCTGCTTATCTGGCTCGCCTTGCTTGTTGTAAACCTGTTGCTCTAAATCATCCGTGTACCGTGGGCATTTGTTCGTATTAACGAGATAGCGCCTTTCATCCTTACCGTTGCAAAACATAGCGTTAGCTGCGTTGATTCTATCCCTTACTCTAGGATTTACTGAATCGTAATAAAGTGAATATCCCGCACTATGCAGAATAGATATATCTGTCTTGAGTGCATCCGAGGTCTTTCTGTTTTTTCCTGAACTATCTGGATAGACTTTAATTGTTCGCTTAGGGTATCGCCTATCTATCTCAAACACCATATCTTGAGTGTCTAGCATTCCAAATATCTCATCTACAGCTATAGGATTGCCACCACGCTCAACATGAACAACCGCACTCATCTTGCCCACGTTAAAATCCATGCCGATATAAAGCGTTTCTTGTCCGTTGTCAGTTATGTCTGAATGGTTTTTGTGTCTATCAAATAAACGATAAACAGTCCCCCCAGCAAGATTAACAAACAGCCCGTCAATATAAGCGTCGACTAAGTTAGCGGGATAAGTAGCGTATAACTTATCAATGTAATCAGCGGGTAGGTTAGCGGCGTTCTGCTTTGTTGACGCATGAACAATCCCGTAATATTCTTCTAATTCTGGTGAATCCTGTAGCTGCTTTACAAAAAAATCATAAACCCAGTTAAACCCTTCCGGCGTGGTTGTAAAATCAACCGTATTATCATTAAGCGCCTCTATTACTAATTCTGCACCCATCTCATCAATTAGCCTCGTCTCGTCGAATCCGCTAGATGATAAACGAGCGATGATCTTTTTCCATGCCTGATCTGCTTTATCCTTATTCATGCAATCAATCTCATCAATCAGCGCATGATTAAGATCAAAACCGACTATTGTTTGCGGCCTCTCCATAGATCGACACTTAACTATTGAATGTAGATCACCATAATAATAAAGATAAACCTCTTTGTTTGAATACTTTATATCTACCGTCA